CGCTTAGTAGGGGTGTCTTTTAGAGCCTCACCGTTTTGAATAGTCTCCTCAAAGGCGTCAAACCATTCGGGAGTATATGTAAGGCCGTCTTCCGCTAATTCGTTTAGGGAGGCGGGTAATTTACCCTCATAGAACTGGGTAATGGACTGCACAATTGCATCTTCAAATTTCATTGGTAAACCTCGTTAAGAGCCATGTCTAATGCTGTTGAAGCGCGGGAATTGGCTTCTTTAATATCTGCCCAACGGAGCAATACTTCTTTGTGTTTGTCGGGGTGATGTTGTTTGATGTACGCTGTGCGCTCAGTGTATTGGGGGAAGCCTGTACAGGTTACACAGTCTATTGACGTGTCATCCCCAAAGAACCTAGGATCATCTATACCCTGTTCTTTTAAGGCACTATGCACTTCGGCAAGTGTCCAGTCGTCAATGGGGTAAAAATACTGTACCCCGTCTATCCATGTACCACTTGGTCGGGGATCACACGACGTATCTTCTTTGCGTTGTCCCGTGAGTACTGCCGTAGCTCCTGTGGTCTCCAGTAGATTTTTTACCGGCTCCCAGACATTAGCTTTGCAGCAGTCGTAAGCAGAGGATATTTTTGTGCTTTTCTCTCCAGTAACGGCTCTTCCAAGAACTGTATGGTCTGCTGGAAGTATGGCGCTAGGCCAACCATGGACACTTCTCCATTGGCGTGAGTCTGAGTAAGTAGCTATAAAGTTAGGTACCTCTCTACTTACTGAAAGGACATACTCTTCTACTTCAGGACAAAGGTCTCCTGTGTTTACCCAGCCCACAATGAGCCTGTCCCAGTAATCTTTTAGGTGGTACAAAAGAGCAGTGGCATCCTTGCCGCCTGAAAACAGGAGGAGGACCCTTTCGTGTCTTTGGAAAATATTATCTACGTTCATACAAACTCCAGAGTACCCACCCCAAAGTTTTTTTACATTATGATGGCGGTGCCGACGAGGCCCATGACGGAACCAAGTGCGCCCATGTTACCGGCCCGTCTTGCGGCTGCTGCACCCATACGGGCTTCTTCTAGTCGTGTGGCTCTATCCTTGGCTGTCTCGTTAGACTTCCAAGTGTAGTCAAGAATTGCATCAGCACGATCCCATAGTTGGTTCTGTGCTTCTACAGACAAGTTAAACATATTCTGTACATCTGTGGCTGCTGCCTCAAACGACATTTCTGTCTCGGTTAGAGTTACTGTCTGACGCCACTTAGAGTTGGCGATATCTATATTATACTGCATTGTAGAGTAGAATTGTTCTCTATTATTCTCTAGATCTGCATTAAATTTGTTTGTCGTATTAAGCTCACCTGCGTTGAACTGGGCCATGGCATTCTGCTGCTGAACATTAAACTTAGTAATGCCTGTGTTTAGCTCGTCATAGAACTTATCCATATCATTTTGGGCATCAGCAGTAAACATTCTCTGCGTATTTAATGATTTAGCGTCTTCTAGAATTGACTGCACTCTAGACTGTGAGTTGACGACTGCCATCTGTTGCTCATTATCTAGATTAGCAAGATCCATAGCCATGAAGTTTTTGCTATTAACAATCGCAGCTTCCATGCGCGAGTCTAAATTAAGCTGGTCCATCTTAGACAGAACCTGAGCACGTTGAATTGTGGCTTCTTGACGGTTGTCTAGGTTCTTCTCAGTCATTGTCTGCATGAAGCGGGCTTCGTCTTGAGCGATAGGAAGAGTAGCCTCCATGATCGCCGTAGCCATTGCTGCTGTAGCCGCTGATCCTGTCATACCTTTAAATGCCGCTATCTTAGCTACATTACGGGCTGTGCCCTGTGCCCACGTAGGGATCTTAGGCTCACCATCCGGTCCGGTGAACTGCTCTGAAATAATGTTGAGCTGACCCAACGCAGTGGCTTTAGTGTCTGTGTAGTTACCTTCACCCAGCTGCTGGGCTAAAAGCTTACCCGCGACTGTAGTGGTATCGATCATCATAGAGATGTTCTGACTGGCAAACTGAGTAAGGGCCTGTCCCGTGTAGTTTACGGTGCCGTCTTTATTATAGCCAGTTGCAGTACCTTCCATGTCAATCTGTTCGGCATCAACTACGGCTTTATCGTTTACTTCACCTGTAGCTGCTGTACCTAATGCGCCATCGACAGCTTCTCCTGTAGTAGTAGACTCATATGTATTCGCTTGCCCACTACCAGTTGCCCCACTGTTATCTGCGTCAACAGTCCCAGCAGTATTTACGACTGTGCCTATGGCAAGACCATCTGCCGCCATACCGTCAACGGAACCAGTACCAACTAAGCCGGAGGCTTCATCCACTACAGGCTCTTGTCCTGAGAGCGTACTCTCTGGCGTTAGAAAACCTGCGGGGTTCTGTGAAGCGTCAAAAGCCGACCCTAATCCTGCAACAGCCTCTGGGCTACCGACAAAATCGTTGTACTGACTCATGGTCTGACCCATGGTACTGCCGGAATTCCCACTATAGTTTGCTGGTATTTGGCCTGTGGGAAACATGCCACCAGTGGAGATATTGGCTATAGCAAGATCGTTGTTAAAGGAATTGGTAGCCAGCTGGTTTTTTACTAGTCCAGCCGCCGCTGTACCCTCTGGGGCAGTCAGTGTACGAGTATCGTCTACCGGAAGCCCGCCATCTTCTTGTGTGCTAATTGGCATTGATTTTATTCCGCTCTATTTCGCAAGCTCTAATAAGATCTCGCAAGTCAATGTAGTCCGAAACAGCTGTAGGAATGGCAGTGCTGTCTTGGGGCAGTGTAGATAGCTCGTCTATAAGCTGTGTGTTAAATTCTACCGCATACTCTTTAAGGTATGGGCAGTAGACCTCGACAGTAGTCTTAGAGACCGTTGTCGCGCAGGCGCTCAATAAGAGCATCCCGATCAGGAGCAGACTCTGCTTCAATCTCATGAACATGCGTCTCCATGGCTTTGTAAAAGGTAGACCGCTTTTTCTCAGTCTCTAGGGCGTCTTCTAGAATTTCAGAACGATTAATAGCTGCTTGGTCTCTCCTTCCTAGGAGATACAGGAGAGGTATTAGTGCTGCAAAAATAGCCATAGCTGCTGCCTTAATCTTTCCTGTAAAAAGTCCAAACACTTATCGTACTCCTTCCAGACTGTCTTTGTAGCGGGCATAGGCTGCTAGAGCTATTCCGCCGAGGGTGATGATTAAAAAGGCTTGTTGGATAGTGTCGCTGTATGAGGTCAATGACTCTAGCTTAGAGGCGACTTCACTCAAGATAGTAGCTCCACCGGCTATGCCTGTACCCGCAATAGTCTTACTCTTTTTGAGAGACTTAACGGCAGACTGCTCAACCTTCTGTGGCATTGCTTCTCCACCCATTGAGGCGAGAGGAGCATCCATAGTGAATAGGGCGGCTTCAGCAGCACGACGTCTAGTAAGTCCTCTGACGCTCTGTAATGAGCCATCTACTCGGGCTTTGTCCCAGCGCATGATCTCATTAGGTACTTCGTCGTAGAGGCCCTTATTTAGCTTTCTAACGAGGGTACTCTTAGCAAGAGCAGTACCGCCTATATTAAACGCAAAACAGACTAAGGCGTCAAACTGGTGGGTGCTTAGGGGTACGTTAACTACGCGCTTAACGTCGGCCTCAGATACATTAAGGTCATCTACAAGCTTCTGCTCTGCTTCTGCCTCAGTAATCTTAATACCGGAGCGAATGCCCTTAGTACTTCCGTATCCTACAGTCCAGCGTCCTGCTATACAGCGATAGCTTCGGATTAGGCCATCTTCGCCTACTTTATGCAGGCCCTCAAAACTTTTTACTAGGCTTATGCCTGTGCTACTTGTTGTACTCGGATGCATAACAAACCTCTAAAATTGGACCCACCCAATCGTTTAGTCTGCAATAGGGCTACTGTTGCCCGTACTGAGGTGTTCCTGCTGTACTAGTGTACGGTCCCATTAGTCCAAGACGAGTGTTATAGGCCGGTGATGCAGCACCCATTTGGTAGTTAGTTCCAGCTGTATACTTCTGAGTATTCATTCCTTTAATAAGGTCGTTTATATTCAGGTTTGATTGAGAGATACGCTGACCTGTCTGATCAAATTGGGCCAAAATTAGGTTGCCCTGCTTATCAATGGCACGGTTAGTGCGAAGTCCATTCTCATCTACTGACTCTTCAATCAGAGCACCTTTCTCATCAAAAGATTCAGACAAGTTCATATACTGCTGACGCAACTCAGAGCTGAGCTGAGAATCCTGGCTAGTAAGAATGTTGTTAACTTCGTCCAGTTTGCCAGTAAAAGCTTGACGCATCTCAACTTGGTCTGCACTAATTATTCGGTTGCCTTCTTTTACAGATCCATCAATTAGGGTCGTACCATCCGCAATCTGTCCGGCAAGGGTCTCCACACCAGTGGCAGTTGTGACTGCGAGCTCACTAATGTCTGCACGGACAAACTTACCCATCGAGTCTATGTAGCCACCGACGGCTTCGTTATTTGCTGCAATTTCACCGCCTAGTTCATCAATTTCATTGCTCATAGCCATTCCCGAAGTAGCAGAGGCTATGTCGGAAGCAATGGTTCCATAATCAAATTCGGTGTTGGCGTTAGCCTCAAACCCAGCTTGTAGGTCTGTACCGGAGAGTTGTCCGGCTGACACAACCCCAAAGCCCGTTTTGAGCTGGTTACCTATGCCTGTCTGTAGGTTGTTTAACTTTTGGTCCAGATTACCTGTCGTAGTGCCTAAGTTAGTATTAGTTGTGTTGAAACCACCGTCTACTGACTGCTTTAACTCTCCCAAGAACTTACCTTGGTTTTGGAAGTCCTGTTGGTACTCACTTTGGAAGGTGTCTAATCCGCCCTGTATACCCGATTGACCTTGCACCAACTTTTGTTGCTCTGAGGCTAGGTTTTCGTAGAAGATCTTTCCTTGATCTCCATACTTGGTTACTAGATCCGTAAGACCGACCTGACCCTCTAACACAGCCCTCTTTAAGGCATCTCTCTCTACCTGTGCTTTATCATAGTAGTCTTTTTGCCCAGCAGTGAGATCAGCCTGATTTTGGGCACTTGTCTCAAATCCTCCAGCAATACCCTTTGCAAGCTCAACTTGCCCTTCACCAAGTCCGGTTATACCCGAGTTAGCGTCTACGATACCCTGATTAGCCGTAGCTAAATTAGTGTCTACGGTATCAAAGCGCTCACCTTGAGCACCAAAGCCAGTGTCTAATTGATTGCCTAGTGATGTCTGACCGGCAGTAAGTCCCGACAGATCAACTGTAGGCTGAGATGCTATAGAAGACATGATGCGATTTTCTCGCGCTAGAGCCTCGGCAGCAGCAGTGGCGTTCGCTTCACCCAAAGAGGTAAACGCTGTTGTATTAGCCGTAGACAGATCATTTATACCTGTCTGAATACCCTCTTGGCCTATTCTATTGGCCTCATAGGCTTCCCCTGCGGCGGCAGCATTAGCGTCTATAGCGGAACCGATAGTCTGCTGATTGCCGGATAACGTGTCAAACTGCCCATCTCCTAGGCCAGTGTTCTGTTGTACGGTTGTCGATTTCTTGCCCATTAGGTGCTTCCTCTATGAATTTTACTACAGTTGTCAGTGTCTCGAAACGCGAAGACTGGTCTTTTTCCGTAAACGGGTCGCCATAGACGCCGTATCTGGTACATAAACTTCAAGCCGCAGCCTTCGGGAGACATTGCCGTCCAGTACAACCATAGCTGGTCCCCTGTTTCTCTTAGGTAAGTCTCTTGGGTGGGCGAGAACCCACCGTCAATGTTTTGCTGTGCTTCTTCGTCAGACAAAAAGCAGAAGGTCTGCAAGCCTACTGGCCTGCTCTGACCCTCTTTGAACTGAAAGAAAACTTTATTTGCGGTAATTGCATTTACTATGTCGCCGCAAAAGGCATTGACTGTCCACTCATGACCTAAGTTTACGTTAGAAACGAGGTATAAAGCGTCTAATACAGACTGGCTGTTTTTTTCTGCAAGTTTAAGGTGATACAGGCCAGTCGCCCTCTTCAAGTAACGGCCAGTCAGCGTGAGAAGTAATGTCACGCAGAGCCTGTCGGTATGTTCCCCAAGCAGACGGGACAGCTTCATCAGCTTCCAAAGCTTTAGTTACAACCCAATCTGAGTTGGTCATTAAAAAGTCACGACGAATTCTTCCATCGAAAGCAGCGCCAATAGCCTGCAAGGAGGCCATACGAGAGTTGAATTCTGCTTCTGTCTCAGGGCGGGGTACACCACCTTCTAAGACAAAGTTAGCCACCTCAACGTCCTCTTCAGCTACAGCGTAGACACCAGTTTCTAATTCTTCTGGGATCTCCACTACGGCCCACTTGGATACCTGTACTCCGTCTTCAAATTGTACTAAATAGTTCATCTTTTGTTCTCCGTAAAAAGTTTATTAACCGTCGCCCATTAAGTCGCCGCACTCTTTCCAGAGTCGCCATGGTTGTTGATTTTGGTAGCTATTGTTTCGGCTTTGTTGCGCCATTGTTGTCATGTCTAAATCAGGTACTAAGCCGTTGGTTCCATTGAATAATATATCTAACCCCATTACTTCGAGCTTCTGTCCACCTTGCTGGCCGTTACTAAAAGCTGTCCAGTATAGAGCGGAAGTTGAGTATACTACGGCTGTTGTTTTGTTTGCAGGAAAGGTCACAGAAACATTAGCCAATGAATTTATCTGCGAAGAGGCGCTACTATAGTGGTTAGTCCAAGAGGTACCCGTAGTAGCTGTCTTTGCAACATTGTCGGGTGCAAGCGTAGCTATGCCTTGCGTAGCGTAAGGAGAATTATAAGAGCTGCCCCTCATACTGACATAGGAGCTAACATCTGCATTTGTGGGGTTTTTTACAAACAATACCGCGTTCAGCAACGGCGGGTAATTAGCATTACCGCCACCAACCTGATAACCAAAAGTTAGTCCTGCTCTGTCTCCTTTTGCATACATAATCCTAGGGCCACCTAGCTCTTGCCTAGGCATTATGGAATTGATCTGACCAAGGTCGTTATTAGTATAGTTCTCCGGCTGCATATTCCCCATAGCACCCCAAAACGCCATGTTTGCTGAAGGCTCATCATTAACGTGGCTGTGGAAAGTATGTGTTGCGCCACTCCA